GATCGATTACGATCTTTTGGCTTCGTTCAGGTTTTGTCGCAAGATCGATTACGATCTTTTGGCTTTGTTCAGGTTTTGTCGCAAGATCGATTACGATCTTTTGGCTTCGTTCAGGTTTTGTCCTAAGATCGATGGTTTTATAACCTATTCAACATCAAGGAGTTGCACAATAGACCCCCCCGTTTTTGAAAAATTAGAGGTTGATTTTATTCATAATACGCCGAGGGGGTATTAATATCATTCTCCCCATAATAATAAAAGTATTCTTTTATATATCAAATTAAAAAAATCCAAGGGACTTATTATATTAATATCTCTTTTTATATATATGTGTATAATTATATATATGCCTCATAAGAAAAAAGTAAATAAACTAAAGAAAAAACAATGTGAAGATATTCTTAATAGATTAGTTAATCAAACAGAGAACAAATACTATCAACATATATTAAATCACTATAATACTTTAATTAATAAATAATACATATATACCCTCCATTTTTAAATAGTTAAAATTAAAAGCAGTAGTTAAATATTTCGAGGCTCTAAAAATCTGGGGCCTTGTTTTTATATATAGACCTTTTTGTATATAGGTCAGTATTAAAATCGCTAATAGGAGCAAATGAACTAGTTTGTTTTAAAATGAGCATACAAAAATTTTTTTATTATTTTTTTAATATTTGGTCTATGCAAAAAAGTATTTAAATACTATATTATTCTTTTTTTTCTTTGTTTAAAAGATATAGATCAAACCTTACTTATGTTTTTTACTTGCAACCTTCCTTACGGCTTAATATCTATTTTTTGGCGATTATTATTGGCCAGTCTGGTGTAATTTTTAATATGAATAATAACACAAAAACATACTTTACATCATTATTTGTGGCTTTAGCTGTATTTTCTTTAATTAAATTAATTATTAATATCAATAAGCCCAAAACTATAAATCCTCCAATAGTTATAGAGCAACAAGAACAAGTTAAAAAAGCTGAACCAGTTATAAAACAAAGTAAACCTATAGTAGTTAAAAAAGGATTACAAACTAGCGGAAATTGGCGTAGCAGATGATAAAAGAAATAAAAGATATAGTCCAAGGCAAAGTCGAAATTGGAGATAGTAGATCTTCAAAATGGCCTTCTATTAGAAAACAACATTTAGTACAACAACCTAAATGTGCTGCTTGTGGTGGAGACAAGAACTTAGAGGTTCATCATATAAAACCATTTAATGAGCACCCAGAATTAGAATTAGATATGAATAATTTAATAACTTTGTGCGAAAGCAAAAATAATGGAGTAAACTGTCATCTATTTTTTGGTCACTTAGGTAACTATAAAGCAATTAACTCAACAGTATTACAAGATGTAGCTATTTGGTTTAAAAAAATAACAGAAAGACAATAATATGATAATACCTGCTCAAAACCTTTTAGTTCCATTTTCGAATCAACCAAGATTACCTAAAAATTTTGTAATATCAGACGCTAATTATTTATGCCCAGCAATAGAAACAGTAACAAATATAATATATCCAGCTTATGTTTGGTGGCTTAGATCTTTAAAATTAACTAGATGGACACATAAATGGGATTGTGATAATTTTGCTGACGCTTTTAAATTGTATGCATGTGGATACCATTACCAAAACCTGCAAGATGAAGCAGAAGGTATAGGTATTGGAGTTATTAACTATATGGCTAATAGCAAAGCAGAAGATGGCTTAAAAGGTGGTCATGCTATTAATATTATATATGCAGAAAACAATAAAAACGATGATAATATGAGTGATTTTGATGTATATTTCCTTGAACCTCAAAATGGTAAGCTATATTCTTTAACACCAGAAGAGTTTAATAGTATTTGGACAGTTTATGTATAAATACCTTGACTTTACATTAAATAAGTACTATATTACTTATATGAAAACAAAAATTCTAGTATTATTAGCGGTTTTATTTATATCAATTAAAACCAGCTCCGCTCAATCTTGTATTATTTGGAGTGATGACTTTGGTGCTAAAGAAGAACATCATATTAGGACTTTAAAAGCTCAAGCAAGGATGTACGAAGTCCAAAGGCAAGCAATGACTAAACCAAAAATAGAATACAGAGATATGCTTCTTATGAGAAATGCGGCCAGAAGTGCAGAGTTTCATACCATGAGAGAATATAGTATTATTAAAAATTCTTGTCTTACAAGAGAGATCAAAAGTCCCAGATTTTATACACAATAATGAAAAAATTATTAATAGCCTTATTGTTGTTATCAAATATTTGTTTCTCTCAAAATTTACCAAATTGCAGAGTACTAAACCTTCCAGAATCATGCTTTATTAATAGTATTTTAGCTTACGAAAGAGTAGTGAGAGAATTCGAGAATTATAATATCTGGTCAAATGTTTTAGCTTTTTCTTTCTTAGAGAGAGTTAATGGTAGAATGTGCGAAGTTTCCCATGCTATAACAGTATTAGAGTGGCAAAATCAATTATATTTTTATGATATAAATCAAGGATCTAGCGCAGTAAGAGTAAATTCTCAAACAAACGACTACCTTAAAAGCAATCATAGAAGAATGGCTCAAACTATTTATCCTAATAAAAGAATTACATTTTCAGCTTACTTAAAAGATGATTAGTGTAATTTTTATACTGTGTTTAAAATACTATTAGGACTATCTGCGTTATTTTTGGCTGGTTGTGGAGCATTTTTCTCTGTTAAAGGCATAGGTCTTTTATTTTCTGGTAGTTTTTGGTCTGCTGTTGTGATGGGGAGTTGTTTAGAGTTTGGCAAGTTAATGGCAACAAGCTTTATATATAGATATTGGCAAAAAATTAATAATTTAATGAAAATGTACTTAATAAGTGCAGTGGTAATTCTAATGGGTATTACAAGTCTTGGTATATTTGGGTTTCTTAGCCAAGCCTTTTACTCAACAAAAAGTAATACAGACGCAATTGAATCTCAAGTTTCCTTATTGCAAGGAAAAAAGGGTTCATTAAAAGACCAAATACTTTTGAATAGTGATAGAGTTAAAACTTTGATAGATACTCGAAAAAACCAAGAAAATAATTTAACTAAAACTCTAGATCAGTCCACAACTACAACAGTAACTAAATCTGGAGGATTATTTAGTAGCGATATTCAAGAAAAAGTAATAGATAAAAAATCAGTAGAATTAAAATCTAAAACACTAGATACAATGCAATCTAATATTTCTAATTTAGAATCTAATATATATAAAATTAACTTGAATAACGAAGATTTAAATAAACAAATTAACAATATTGATGATCAAATAATAAATTTAAACAAACAGATTGCATCATCAGATATTGGTACTTATAAATTCATAGCTCAAGCTTTTAATTTAAAAACAGAAACAATTGTAAAATATTTTATTTTGGTGATAGTTTCAGTATTTGATCCATTTGCTGTGTGCCTTCTTTTGGCTTATAATGTTTTAAGCACAAAAAAGGATAGTAATACATTATCTAAAAATGAAATAAAAATTGTAGAAAAATTTATAGAAAAACCAATTAATATAGTTAAAGAGAGTTACCACGAATATAAACGTGGCACCAAAAGATCACACAATCCAGATCTTGCAGATCCGAATATAGAAGATTAAACTAAAGCGTAACCTTCTTTAAAATTTAATTTTATTTTAAAAGAATTTACAGCTTGACCGCGATCAAACCTTTTTATAAACTCTGTTCCTTCTTTTGGCATTTGAGCAAAATAGTTTTTCTTTTTAAAAGTTAAACTAATATGAGAAGGAAGAACTGAAACGCTTTTTAATTTGCCTTTCATTTCTTTTTTTATTGCTCTTGCGATTGCACAATTTTGAGGATTAGCTTTTTCACCCTCAAAAATATTTCTTTCAGTTATGTTTATTGTTTTATTCATTTTTCTCCTTTGGTAGGTAAAATATTTTACACTTAATATAAAAATATGGTGTAAAACAATATGTAAGTAGAATGTCTAAAAAGCACAAACATAAGCATAAAGAAGATAAGTCAGCCCCCGTTCCTCAAAGAGACAAAATGGAAGGTTTCTTGAATATTCGTGAATTACAATGGACAGATAATCAAAAAAAATTCATAGAGCTTCTTCAAGATAAAGCTACAAAAATAATTCTTTGCAAAGGTCCAGCAGGAACAGCTAAAAGTTTGCTCAGTGTTTATGCAGCTTTAAACGCTATTAACAATAAGAAGATAGGAGAAATATTCTATGTGCGTAATCCAGTAGAAAGTTCTTCTCACAATCTAGGATTTCTTAAAGGAGATCTTCATAGCAAACTTGACCCTTACCTTCAGCCACTTATGGATAAACTTCATGAGCTATTGCCTAAAGGACAAGTAGATATGCTATTAAAACAAGAGAGAGTAAAGGGCTTACCAGTAGGATTTCTAAGAGGTTTAAGTATAAACGCTAGTTATATCATTTGTGATGAAGCCCAAAACTTAAGCATACATGATCTTTTATTAATTAAAACTAGAATGGGTAAATTTAGTAAGCTTATCCTTATAGGAGACATTCGTCAATCAGATATTAAGAATAGTGGCTTTGAAAAAACCTATAACTTATTTGACGATAAGGTTAGCAAAGACAAAGGAATACACACATTTAAATTCGGAACAGAAGATATCATGAGAAATGATATTTTAGCTTATATCATAGAAAAATTTGAAGAATTGAAATAATTTTGTGTAATTATACCATATGGAAGAGAATATAAAAGAAAATAGTTTCAATAAAAATGTAATTGAAGTTTATACTCAAGAACCAGGATTTACTGGATACAAAGGTTTAGATTGGAATAGACTAGACGATATTGAAGATTTAATAAATAAAAATGGAAGTTGGATTTCTAATGATACTGTTGGTACTAGTAATGGGACCGTCATGAATGCAAATAGTGGACGTAAAGAATTATTTGTACAAAATTTATCTACAGATTCTCTTTTTGTAAAATATGGAGCAAGTGCTACGGATAGTAGTTTTAATTTTATTTTAGCAAGCGGATCAGCAGAACTAGCTGGAGACGGTGGAAGTTTGAGCGATTCAAATTATACTGGTCAAGTTAGCGTTTATTCAACCTCTCCCAAATATATAGCCTGGGAAAGAGGAGTATCTGCTCCAGCTTGATTTTCTTTTTAAATAAAAACTAGATTTTTTGAATAAAAATGCATAATATATATATTATGCTAAAAACATACTGTTCAGAGTGTGGCGGACCAACAGAATATTCCCTTAATAAGCCTAAATTTTGCAGTAATTGTGGCAATTCTTTTGATAAAAAAACAGCACTCCCAGTTTTAAAGCCAAAAAGAACAATATCCAAAATACAAGAGCCAATAGATAATATAGACGATATAGATAATATAGACGATATAGATAATATAGACGATATTGATGGAGGCGAAGATGTTCATCATGTCCCTGATATACAAAAAATAGATTATGAATTATCTTTACCTCTGAAAAATAAAGAAACAATTGGCAATTTAGCAGGAACTTCCACAGACTCATCTGAACAGAATTGGCCAAAAATAAAAGTTCCTAAAGTCAGCAAAAAAGAATTTCTAGATAATTTTGCAAAAGAGGCTGGATCACTTAGAGGTAAACCCCGTAAGAAACATGGCCCAAAAAATTAAATTCGAAAATTGTATAGATCAAATCAATACAGAGATTTTAAAAAGAAAACACAAGTGGAATCTTACCGCTATAGCTTGGATGGATTTTAGCGATGTATCACAAATTTTAAGATTTCATATTTATAAGAAATGGCATTTATATAATCAAAGAAAACCCTTAGCGCCATGGGTCAATACTATAATAAGTAATCAAATTAAAAATTTAATAAGAAACAATTATAGTAATTTTACTAGACCTTGTTTAAAATGTTCAGCTGCTGACATGGATCATGGTTGTGCTATTTATGGATCTCAATGTAGCACTTGTCCCTTGTATGCTAATTGGGAGAAAAATAAAAAAAGTGCGCATGATACAAAATTAACTTTAAGCATAGAAAATCATTCTCAAGAAATAAATAGTATTCCTAATGAAAACGTCGATATGGAAGAGAGCGCTAGAAATATTCATTTTAAAATGGAAAGAGTTTTAAAACCTATAGAATGGAAGATATATAGACATCTTTACATAGAGGGCAAAAGCGAAGAGCAAACAGCAAAACTTATGGGTTATAGAACTAGCGAAAAAAATAGAATAGCAGGATACAAACAGATTAAAAATATAAAAAAATCTATAATAATTAAAGTTAAAAAACATTTATATAATGGAGACATAGACATAGTATGAGTGAAGACCTTTTTATATTATCAGAAGAACAAAAATTAAAGCTATTAAATGAATGGAATAATCGTCCAGATGATCCTCCTTCATTGGCGGAATTAGTAAAAATAGCTTTTGATAGAGACGACCTAGATGGAAGAAGTAAAGAAGGTAAAGCTGTTAAACAATTTCTAGCTTCTAGACAAATTAAACCCCGCAAAAGTCATGAATACGAAGCCAAAGGTCTTATAGAATTGAATAATGAACAAAAAGAATATATAAGCAATAATTGTCATACAATGACTGGGCTAGAAATGGCTAAAATTCTTTTTAAAAATGATATTTTAACAAATTTATCACAAGAAACAAGAAGCGTGTTAGAGTACATGAAAGTCATTCCAACTAATATTAAATTTAATAATGCAGAAAACGAAGAAGCAGCTTCTGGAGAGTATAGACCACCTCGAAGTGAAGAAAGAATGATGGCTAAAATAAATAAATATGTTCTAGATGGAATAGATAAAAATAAAATAACACACGGTCAAAAAAGAGAGGTAATATCTTTAATTGGGTACATGAATACTCACAGGTTTATTCATCAAATCAATCTATATGATAATGAACCTGATAGAGAACTATTTGAAAGTAGTTTTATAAGATATACATATAATAAATCTGATTTAACACAAGAAGAAGTAGATCAATACATTGTTCTTTGTACAGAGGTTTTAATTTCCTCTAATATTCAACAAACAATTTCAGTTCTTCAAAATCAAATTGAATTAGCTATTCAAGATGATGGTAAAATTCCAATGGCTATAGTAGAAGCAAGCAATACAGCTAGAAAAGAATATAATGATTGCGTAAATCGTCAACAAAAATTAAACAATGATCTCAAGGTGAAAAGAAGCGAAAGACTAAGCAAGCAAGTAAAAGATACAGCTTCTATAATTAATCTTGTACAAATGTGGAAAGAGGAAGAGAGCAGAGTTAAACTTATCAAAATGGCAGAAATGAGGAAAAAAAGTTTAGAAAAAGAAATAGACAGACTTTCTTCTATGGATGAAATAAAATGTAAAATATTGGGAATATCAAAAGACGAAATATTAAATGGTTAATTTTATGTCTGTTATTTGCAAAGTAGATGGAAAAGAATTCAAAGATGAAAAAAGTTTACATCTTGCTCTTAGAAGGTATGGTTTAAATAAAGAAAAGTATTACCATACCTATTACCCTAAAAAAGATCTTTTGACGGGAGATGTTCTTAATTTTAAAAACAAAGAACAATACTTTAATAGCGATTTTAATGATAAGAATAACATGAAAAAATGGTTAAAAAATCAAACCATACAAGAAGCTCAAGAATACTGCAAACAACTTCTTATTAAGAGAAAAGAAGAAAAAAACTTGACTTACTCTCCATCTCAAATAGAACTTAGAACCATAATGAGCCCTTCTGTGATATTTTATAACAAAATATTTGACAACTATTATGATCTATGTTCTTCTGTAGGTTTAGAAAATAAGTTTATTCATCCGCAAAATATAGCTCATCAATTTAAAAACAAATTAACAACTAAAGACACAATATACGTTGACACTAGAGAGCAAAATTGGTTAAAATTTAATATACCATTTGAAATTAAAACTCTTCCGTATGGAGACTATACATGTTCTAATGATAATTGTAGTTGTTATATAGAAAGAAAAAGTTTAAGTGATTTTATTAGCACTTTAAGTAGTGGTAATTTAGATAGATTTAAAAATGAAATAGAAAAAGCAAAGAAGAATAACTCGTATATAGTTGTTGTTGTTGAAGAAAAATTACAAAGCGCACTTAGCTTTCAATATTTACCGCATATTAGTAAAAAAATTAAAGCTACTCCAGAGTTTATATTCCATAACGTAAGATCTATAATACAAGAATATGATAACCTGCAATTTTTATTTGTAGACGGTAGAGAAGAAATGAAAAAGGTCATAGAGTCTATATTAGCATCAAATTGTTTTTATAAAAAGGTAGATCTTCAATTAGCTTATGATCTAAAATTGTTATGATACATTGTCCAGATAAATACATCAAAGAAATAAAAGATGTTAATGCTGAACTTTTGCAAATGAAAGGGTTTCTTAACGACAAAGAGGCAAAAATATCATTAGCAAAATTTTTAAGAGCTAATATTGGATTTACGACAGAATTAATAAGTGGTGTTAAACTAGCTCCATATCAAGAGCTCCATCTTAAATCATTTTTTAATCGTAATTTTAATATGTGTGTTTTTGGTCGAGGTTGTGGAAAAAGTTTTACTGCAGCTGTATTCTGTTTTCTTCAATGTGTATTTGAACCTAATACTAAGATACTTATTGCAGGACCAACATTTAGAACTGCAAGATTTATTTTTAATAATTTAGAAAAAATTGTTCAAAGTCCTGGAGCAGAATTACTAGCTCAATGCTTTGGGGCAAAAGCTAAAAGAAATGATCAATTTGAATGGCAAATAAACGGAGGAAGCATTGTGGCGATTCCTCTAAATGGAGAAAAAATACGAGGTTTTCGTGCAAATATATTGGTTCTAGACGAATTTCTTTTGCTTCCAGAAGAAATAGTCAAAAATGTTCTTATGCCATTCTTAGTTGCTCCCCAAAACATTAAAGAGCGAATGCAGATTAGAGAATTGGAAGATAAACTAATTGAAGAGGGAGCAATGAAAGAAGAAGATAGAATGGTTTTTGAAAATACAAGTAAAATGTTAGCTTTTTCTTCTGCGAGTTATACTTTTGAAAACTTATATAAAGTATATAGTGAATGGTGTGAAAAAATAATTAATAACGAAAAAGGAGAAGCTACTTATTTTGTTAGCCAAATGAGTTATGAAGCTTTACCAGAAGAAATGATAGATAAAACAATTATAGAAGAAGCTCAAGCTGGAGGAGCAAGTCATAGTAGTTTTTTAAGAGAATATTGCGCTAGATTTACTGATGGAAGTGATAGTTATTTTAATGCTAAAAAAATGGAAGAATGTACATTAAAGTATAATGAAAAACCCCATACTTTACTAAAAGGTGAGCCAGGAAAAAAATATATTCTTGGTATTGATCCTAATATGAGTGATAGTCCTAATGCGGATTATTTTGCTATGGCGATTCTAGAAATAGACGAAGAAAAGAAGCATGGTATATTAGTTCACACGTATGCAGGACTTGGTAACTTAAAAAATCATGTAGCTTATCTTTCTTATATTATGAGTAATTTTAATATAGCTTTAATAATATTAGATAATGCTGGAGCAGATGTATTTATAGCTTCTTGTAATGAATCAGAATTATTTAAAAAGCAAAAATTAGAAATTAAGACTTTCGATCTTGATTCTGATTTAGAGGGTCTAGATTATGAAATGATGATTAAAGATGCTAGAAGAAAATATAATCTAGAAGATAAAAGAATAGCTTTTAATCAAGTGTTTACAAGTACATTTATTCGTAAAGCAAATGAACACTTACAAGCTTGTATTGATTATAAAAAGATATGGTTCGCAAGTAAAACTGGAGCTAATGAGGATTTCTTTAATGAAGTTTTAAATCGTGGAGCGCCAATCGAATTAATGAAAACAGAAGACAAGAAAGATTGGACAATATTAGATTTTGTTGAAAATCAAGATGATTTTATATATCAAACTAAAAAACAATGCACATTAGTAGAGCATTCGTCTACTAGCAGAGGAACTCAAACTTTTGATCTACCTCAACACTTAAAAAGAAGTACTTCAGCAAATAAAGCTAGAAAAGATAATTACTCAGCTTTGATGTTAGCTAATTGGGGATTGAAGTGTTATTTAGATATGATTAATATTCCTCAAACAGAAGAGCAATCTACTTTTTTTCCTATAATGATTAAATAAATTGGGTATTTGATGTTTTTGTTAGTATAATTTAAATATAAAGTGTAATATTTGAAGTAAAATGGCTAAAAATTTAAAAAAACACCAAAAACAATCAAAAAACACACAAGTTGAACCCATTATGGTTGCTTCAGCTTCTGTATCAGAGGTAAAAGCCTCTACAGAAGGCACTTCGACTAGAAGGAATATATCTTCTAATATACAAAGAACAGATAGATATAAGAATATTGACGATGGATTAATACCTTTTAGGTACTCTACTGGTATAAAGAATGCCTCTAATATGAATATTAGAGACGCAGTAATTCTTTGTCAAAAAGCTTATTATAATTTTTCTATTTTTAGAAACACAATAGATTTAATGACTGAATTTTCAAATAGTCATATTTATTTTACTGGAGGCAGTCAAAAGTCAAAAGATTTTTTTGAAGCATTATTTAAAAAAATAAATTTAGCAGATTTTCAAGATCAATTTTTTAGAGAGTACTATAGAAGTGGAAATGTTTTCATTTACAGATTTGACACTTTAGTAAAAGATGCTGATATAAATAAAATCACACAAACTTTTGGTTTAAATACTTCAAAAGCTTCTGTGAGTCTACCCTCAAAGTATATCATATTGAATCCATCAGATATACAAATGGCAGGAAGCATTAATTTTTCAATAGGAAGATATTATAAGATTCTAAGTGACTATGAGTTAGAAAGATTAAAAGCTCCAAAAACAGACGAGGATCTTGAAGTTCTTAAAAGTCTTCCTCCTGAGACTCAAGAGTTAATTAAAAAGAGAACTGTTGGAATTTTGACTTTACCTTTAGACCGAGAAAGACTTTGTGCAGTTTTTTACAAAAAACAAGATTACGAACCATTTGCTGTGCCTATGGGATTTCCAGTATTGGATGATATTAATTGGAAAGCTGAAATGAAAAAGATGGATATGTCTATTACAAGGACTATGCAACAAGCTATTCTTCTTGTGACAATGGGAACAGAACCAGAAAAGGGTGGAGTGAATCAAAAAAATTTAGAAGCAATGCAAAAACTTTTTGAAAACCAAAGCGTAGGAAGAGTGCTTATTGCAGATTATACAACGAAGGCTCAATTTGTTATTCCTGATATTGGCAATCTTATTGGACCACAAAAATATGAAGTTGTAGACAGAGATATTCAAATTGGTTTAAATAATATTTTAATTGGAAACGAAAAATTTGCTAATACAAGTATTAAGGTGCAAGTTTTTATAGAGAGACTAAAACAAGCTAGAGAAGCTTTTATTAATGAATTTTTAATTCCAGAAATTAGAAGAATTAGCAAAGATCTTGGTTTTAAAAATTATCCAAATCCTCATTTTCAAGATATTGATTTAAAAGATGACGCACAATATACAAGAATCTATAATAGACTTATGGAGTTAGGAATTTTAACTCCAGAAGAAGGAATTAGAGCTATAGAAACAGGAAGATTACCAACCCAAGATGAATCAGAAGTGTCTCAACAAAAATATAAAGAATTAAAAGATAAAGGATACTATCAACCTTTAATTGGAGGAGCTAAACAAGGGCAAGATGGTGGCAGACCAGTTGGAAGTAAAGCTCCACAAACTACTAAAAATATAAAACCAATTGGTCAAGGAGAACAATCAAAAGCAGAAGACAAATTCAGCTTATGTAAAGTTAAAGAAAATCTTATTGCTGCTCAAAAATTAGAAGAAGAAGTAGGTTCTTTTTTAAGAAAGAAACACAATTTAAGAAAATTAAGTAATCAACAAAAAGATGTTGCAGACCAAATTTCCAAATTAATTATTGCTAATGAATCTCCAGAAAATTGGATATCTAAAATAGAAGACTACGCAAATAAACCATTTGACAAAAATCAAGAAATTGTTGCTAGCATAAATGATATAGCATTTGATCATCAAGTAGATAATTATTTAGCAAGTATACTTTTTCATAGCAAGGTAAATTGATATGCCAAATTTTATTAGAGTCAAACAAATCAATCAACCTGAATTAAATACATTTTTTGTAGATTCTATAACCACAAAAAGTGGATTACTTCTTGATTACGCTTCTGGTGCAGCTCTTGAAGTTTTTGCAGCAAGATCAGTATTACTAAATACAGATCAAACCATAACAGGAATTAAAACTTTTTTAAATGATGTAAACATTTCAGGAGACCTTAATCTTGCTGGAACGTTAAGATACAATGAGGTTATTGATACGACAGTAACAGGAAATCTTAGTGGATATACTGGTATATTCCAACAAATTTTTGCTACTAATTTGGTAAACAATACTGGCGATCAAACTATTAGCGGAGTTAAAACATTTTCAGATGATTTAAATATTTCTGGAGATTTAACTTTAAATGGTGGGCTTTATATTAATGATATTGAAGAATTAAATCTTATAGGCGTTAACATTTATGCTGATAATTTAGTTTACAATACTGGTAATCAAACTATTAGCGGATTTAAAAATTTTCCAAATAGCATTACAAGTATTGTTAATGGTGAATACCCCGCTTCGACAACTTTAAGCTATGATGGAATAAGTTTATTTGATGGAGATAACAATACGGTAATATTAGACGTTAATGGTTTAAGAAGTTCTAATGAAGCTCTTACAATAAAAACTGAAGATAGTGAGAGAATATGTTTAGCAACAAGCAACCAAAATAGATTAACGATTACTCCAGATGGAAATATTGGTATAGGCAAAGATGATCCATCTGAAAAACTAGAAGTAGTTGGAAATATTATAGCAAATAATTTAATGTACAATACTGGCAATCAAATTATTTCTGGAATAAAAACTTTTGCAAATAATCTTCAAGTTTCTGGAACTGGTATTTTTAATGCGCTTGATTTAAATAATATTGATAATATTTCTCTTTCTGGGGTAGATGTAACTATAACAAGCGGAATTGTTAGCTTAACAAATCCAATATCTTCTCCAAATTTAGTTTATAATACTGGAAACCAAACTATCTCTGGAGTTAAGAATTTTAGTAGTCGTCCACAATTTAATACAGCAGACTTGGCTACTGTCTCACAAATTCCTACCAATACAACTTACGTTGATATGACTACAAATCAAACTGTTGCAGGTGTGAAGAACTTTAGTAGT